AGGAAGCAATAGATAAAATGCAGCCTGAAGATTTACGAGAAGATTTAAGAAGCGAAATATTTAAGGTGCTATGCGAAATGGACGAGGAACGTTTAATTGATATGCGCACCCGTAATGTATTAAAGTTCTATTTAGTTCGCACTATGATTAATATGATGCAAAGTAACACTAGCCAATTTTATCGCACATACCGAAAGCCTTTAGAAGTAGAATTGATAGTACACGATAGAGACGAAGATTTACTTAATAAAGTAGAAGATGAGTTATCTAAGATGCATTGGTACAAAGCGGAACTTTTAAGAGTTTATGCAATTAAGCATAATTGCAACGCTAAAGAATTAAGCAGGGTTACAGGTATACCTTATATGTCAATCCATAGGGAACTAAAACTAACTAAACGAGAACTTAAAAAACAATTACGCAAATGATGAACTACTATGCTAAATTAATTAGGTCTACTACTGATTATCGTAAAAAAAATATAATAAGAAGGATAGTTTCATATAATAAACTTAAGCTAATTCAATCTAAATATAAATTTAAAATTTGTAATTTATGATAATTATAGCAGCAATATGCTTTTCGATATTCTTTATAGAGATACATCAGTTTCATAGAAAGTGGAATTTGAATTTTAAACCTTTTAATTGCACAAGTTGTATTTCAGCTTGGACAGGGTTAATATTATATTTACTACCTGAAGTGTGCACTAACATAGTAGCTTTTATGTTTGTTCCAGGAGTATTAGCACCAGTTTTAAGCAAAATAATGTGGAACTTATGGAAATAGAACACCGCAACTTTTTAGATGACCACGTTGGTAATTGGCATACAGTTCAAAATGGCTATGTGCGAAATATCGACTTAGACATCTTAAAAATGTATGAACATATTTATCGCAAGTATATGAGTTCAGATTTTATCCTAACAGTTTGGTGCGGTAATTGCATTTTCGATATGATTAAAAGGCTTTACACTTGGTATGAGCAGCAACCTAAAAAAACAAAATGAGAATACTTTGCATAACATCTGCAAATAGCGGAGTTGGATTACATAGAATAATGATGCCAATAGTACACTTGCAAAAAGAATATGCACTTATTACAGATGTACTAAATGACGAACTACTAGAGCAGGGATGGGATATTGTGCTAATGAATAGAATGCTAAACGAAATAGATGCAAAGAAAATGGATGCTTGGCGTACTAAGTACGGCTTTAAATTAGTAGTCGATAACGATGACCATTGGGAACTTAGCGAAAGCCATTTATTGTATTTAAGATATAAGCTCAATAATATACCTAAACAGATTACAGACTTCATACAGATAGCGGACCTTTGTACCTGTACGCACGAAAGATTAGCAGCAGAAATAAGTCCTTATAATAAAAACGTACACATATTACCCAACGCATTACCTTACGGGCAAGAGCAATTTATGGATAATAAGACCGAAGATTACAAGGTAAGATTATTCTGGTCAGGTAGCGGAACACACGAAAGAGATTTAGAGATACTAAGGCAGCCGTTTAAAAGATTGCAAGGTATGAATATAAGAACTGTAATAGCAGGTTATAATGACGGAGAGAAGCCTATATGGGATAAAATGATTGATAGCTTTACTTGTGGGCTAAAGCTTAACCCTACTATATACAACTATGCAAAGGTTACTGAATATATGGGTGCTTATACGGATAGCGATATTTCAATTATACCATTGGTGGACAATAAGTTTAATGCTATGAAGTCAAATCTAAAGGTATTAGAAACCGCTACTAAAAAGAACCCTGCCATCGTTAGCCATGTCAATCCTTACCTTAATATGCCCGTGCATTACGTTAAAAGCCAAAAGGATTGGTATAAACATATACGAGATTTAGTAAGCGATGCGGATATGAGAAAGGAAAGCGGTCAGAAACTATTTGACTTCTGCCAAAAGAAATATAACTTTGAGGAAATAAATTTAGACAGAAAGTATATTTATAGTAAACTATGCCAGTAATTAAATGTTCTAACGGGAAATACAAAATCGGCTCAGGCGGTTGCATATACGAGACTGAGGAAAAAGCAATGCAAGTTTGGAAGGCTATCCTTGCAGGTGGTAAATTTGCTGAATCTTATAATGACTATCCAGAATCAGCTAGTAATAACGCAAAGAGAGCTTTGGAATGGGCTGATAAAAATGGGTGGGGTTCGTGTGGAGAAGCTACAGGTAAAGCGAGAGCAAACCAATTAGCTAATAAAGAGAAGATAACAAGAGACACTATTGCCCGTATGGCTTCCTTTAAAAGACACCAACAACATAAAGACGTTCCTTATAGTGAAGGTTGTGGCGGTTTGATGTGGGATGCTTGGGGCGGAACAAGTGGAATTGAGTGGGCTATTAATAAACTAAAAGAAATTGACAAAAAATAATTTTCATAGTTAAATTTTTAATTATTAATCAACGGAAAATTTAATGGGGAAGCTATGAAAAAACATACACAAATATATTTGCAGGGGATGGGTTATAAAACAACGGACTTTATCCCCTGTGAAGTGTGTGGATGCCAAGCAGTCGATGTGCATCATATAGAGGCGAGGGGAATGGGTGGTTCAAATGATAAGGACACGATTGAGAATTTAATGGGATTATGCAGGAAGTGTCATATAGATTTTGGAGACAAAAAGCAATATAAAGAATTTTTAACCGACATACACAAACAAAATTACCGATGCTAATAACAGAACAGGAGTTTTTAGAGTACGAACTTAATGCAGGAATAGGGATGCATAATGATTTTTTTAAAGACTTAGCAAGAAATACAGTTGCCCAGATTGAAAATTTGCCTGTTGTTTCGGTATTAGATTATGGAGCAGGAACAGGAGTTTATAGCGATGCCTATTTTAAAGCAGGGTATCACATTGTAGCTTTTGAAATATTTAAGTCGCATCGTGAATATATGAAACAATATGTAGCTTATGTTGAAATAGTAGATGAGCCTATTACTACAGACCTATTAAACTTTATAGAGACTGCCGAGCATATGACAGACAAAGAATTAGATTATTTATTTAGCAAAATAGAGCCTCAATACATTTTATTTAGTAGCACATCACAAAGAGTTCCGGGGTTCGATGAATCTTGGGGTCATATAAATATTAAAGAGCAATCGGAATGGGATAGCTATTTTAAAACAAAAGGCTATAGTAAAATAAAAGATTTATCACAACCTACAACTTGGAGCAAATTATATGGCAAAGATTAAAGAAAATAGCAGTAAAGTAAACTTCGGAAAGCGCAAACGAGGTTCTGCAAAGAAGTCTTTTAACAAACATAATCCTAGACCAAAGGCATATAGGGGGCAAGGAAGATGAGAAAGTTAAACGCAATCTGGTTACTGCTTACACATAAGGCATACTTTTTAGCAGTATGTAAGACAGGTATGGATGGCGATGATATGACCACAATAGGACATTACACATATGCAATGGCAGAAACCCTAATTAATAAACATATAGCAGACGTAGACACATACCTTGACCAAGAGGATGCGTTAGGAGAAGCACAAGACATTATAAACGGCATACTATGATACAAAACGTACAAATTAACCAAGTAAAAGCAAACCCAAATAATCCCAGAATAATTAAGGATGATAAGTTTGCAAAATTAGTAAAGTCTATTACGGACTTCCCCCAGATGCTAAACCTAAGACCTATAGTAGTTAATGACGATATGGTTGTACTTGGTGGCAATATGCGACTAAAGGCTTGTAAGGAAGCAGGACTTAAAGAGATACCAATCATAAAAGCTAGTGAACTAACCGAGCAGCAACAAAAGGAGTTTATAGTGAAAGACAATGTAGGATATGGAGAATGGGATTGGGATGACCTAGCTAATAATTGGGATGCAGAAGAATTAACCGAGTGGGGATTAGATGTATGGACCAATAGCATAGGCGATGAACTGCTAACTATAGATGACACTATCGATGAAAGCAAAGATAGTTCTCCTAAAATTACAGATGAAGGATATTCATTATTTGAAATAGTAATGTTACACGAAAATAAATTAGTACTTTTGGATGTAATAAACCAATTAAAAAGAGAATTTTTGTTTGAAAAAACAGAAGAAGCTATAATGGAATTAATTAGAATTTATCAAAATAAAAAATAAAACAATGAGAAAAGAAAATAGCGCATTCATAAGTTTTGGAAAATCTGATAGCGGATTGATATTTGATGATTCAAATAATGAAACATATCCAATTAGATACTATAATGTTATTAATGGAGTAGGTGCTGAGTTAAATAAAAACTATTCTTATTATGGATATGTATATAGCGGCAATGTAACTATTAATAGAAAATGGCTAAATTCTATAGAGTTAAATAGTCATATGTATTTTAGTTTGTCAGATGAATTTAATTTTTCAACTAATGTTATTGGCAGTTGTATTTTAATTGAGGTACTTAATAAAAAGTTTTACGAGACATCTAACTATAAAGCATATCCAACTTTTGGCGGTCCAATAGAAGATAAAGGAAGATTAAAATATATTGACGGATGTACTGATAGTTTATTAATATCTCCTGTAAAGAAAGGACAACCTTGTTTAAATCATTTGCATTTTCCACCTGAGATTAATCAAACACAACATACACACCCTACACATAGAATTGGAATAGTTGCATCTGGTTACGGAGAATGTATTACACCATTTGGAAATTTACCTTTAGAGCCTGAGATGATATTTGTTATTAAAGCTTGGGATGGCGTATTGTATGATAAAGG